ACATTAAATCGTTACTCATTTCCATTTGACCATATTCGGTCTTTTCATTTTCTAAGTTTGCATAGCATTTTGTTAAAAATTGTCAATCTCTTACTGTCATATTGGGTTTGAACTTTACTTCGATTTCTCAAATTTTAATCATTGGCGTATAATTAAGAATAAAAATTTAGTCTTCTACGATAGGTATTAAATCACATCTACAATTTGGATGTAGTGGAGATCATTCGGTAGATGAATAATCTAGTTTCATTGTTCATCAATCCCTACCTTTATATTTATCTCATTTCTTGAAATACGGATCTGTTAAGCCTATTTTTTTTCAATGTAGAGGACCACACCATTCACAAACTCTTTCGTCTTGAGCTGTGTATCGTTCTTTTCATTTAACAATATTTGATTGATCTCGAGCTAATATTTGTGAGTCTGTGGCTGCTCTCATAGTTTCTGTTCTAACAATTTTTTTGGCTCTACTTGTTGAAAGTTCTGTAAATACTCACTGTATAGATACTCTCACTTCATCAGGAGATAATCAACCTTGTATTCCTGCATCGATTACTGCGTTCAATTTCTTGTCAGTAACTTTGTCGACCTCTTGTGCCATATTAGTTAGTATTCATTTTTGGATCTTCTTAGATTTTGTTGTGTTCACATCAAAAGCCATATCTTTAACCTCATTCATAGCTAATTGTCATTCTGATTCCATTAAATCCTTTTGAACAGGGCCTAATAATCTCAAATAGGCATTAGTATATTTATTTCATAATGAGACTGATACTTTTTTCATATCTATAGATATTTCTTTTATATCTTTTGTCTGTGAATCATATTGTTTCATTATATCTTTTTCTTGTATTCAGAATATTGTTTGTAATTTTGCATTGTATGGTTTGTAATATTTTTTCATTCTCCTAGTTTTCTTAGAAATTTTCTTTTCCATTCGATCTTCACTTCGTTTTTTTGGTTCAACTTCTTTTAATAATAAAGAGAATTTATTTACTATAGTATCTGATATACTTTTCTTTTCTATATCTTTTTTACTTCCTGAAATTTCTGTAACAGCTGGAGCGCCATCAATAAATACATCTCATCATTTAACTGATTTATATCCTAGAGAATTTCTACCCTCATTCTGAGATATAAGCCCAGTATTGTAATTATTTCTAATATTATCTTCCTCAACTGGCATAATATTTACAAACTCGTATGTACCTATTCAACTGAATAATGTAGTTGAAAATGCTGTAGATATTTTTTGAGCCAACGGAGTCAAAGCTCTTTCAGCAAATATAGAATTAAACGCTTCAACATTTCAAACATTCACACCCTCTCACATACCGGTAACAGCTTTTGGAACTCTATAAGTTGCCAATATTTTTTCTGCATCCCATTTTTGTTGTAAAGGATAGTCCATATCTTTTGGAGTTGGATTCAAGTTTTGTATTTGAAATCAATTGGCCAAAAATGCAGCTCAATTTTGTTTTCAAACTCATCAATGACTTTCGTCTCGTGAATCTTTCATAATTTTTATTTGATCTTTCGTTAGTGATTGAGACGATGTAATAACTGGAGTCCTAGTGTTTCAATCAGTCATATTTTGTTGATTCCATATAGTTCATATTTCATCATTTAATATCGTTCCTGCTGCTGCAGAAAGTTTTGATACTCATCTAGTTATATGTGGATATTCTTGATATGGATTCCAATCAGCAACAACTATTACATCTTCTTTGTGTATATTTGTTACTGTGTTTTCTCCATAATAAAACCATTGTCTTAATCTTCCACGTTCGTCAAAATCTTCTTGCATTAAATCAGGCCTTAATATTCTTAATCATTGAACCGCTGAAGTTTCAGAAGCTCTTATCATTAAAATATAAGCAGTCCCGAATAATTCGTAACTATGAGATACTGAATTTATTAATTCAGATGTCATAAATTTCATATATGGATGATTCCTTTCGTTTCATTGTTTATTTTTTAATACTGTTTTTTGAGCTGACATAGCATCTCAAATTGTAGTGATAGCAATATATTGCCAAGACTTGAAATATTTTATATAGTCTCATCTTGATAGAGATGTAGGATCACTAGAAACAACATCAGGAAATCGATTACTTACTGTTGCTGTTTTTTGTACTCATAATACTCTTGATACTATTTTTTGTATAATATTCATTGTAATATTCTAAGATAAAACGTCTTGTGATTTTATTCAAACTGATATTCTACCAACTAAGGCCCCTCATTTCTCAGAGGCTGTAATTTCTACAAGTTCAGATGTTGGTCATATTGTCGCCACTGCATCTCATCCCCAAGCTCTATTATCATTTAATAATCCTATAGATAGATCTATAATATTGCAAATTGCTTGCTCTGCAGTTGCCCAATCAATATCATCATTAATAAGATGAACTATTGATAATATAAAACTATATGTAAGATTATTTGAACAACTATCCTCAGTCTCATTAGCGGTATTATCATATTGAATTATCATAAATGGCGGATTGTCCCATTTTTTTGGAGCATATTTATATATCTCAGTCATTGGTTTTGTGATACCTGATCCTGCTAGTGGCGATAGAGCTGTGTATATTTTATCTCTCCAAGTTGCTATACTCATTATGACTATTTTGATATAAAGCTGTCGATTGTTGATGCTAATAAACTTAATAATTTGTCTTCTTTATTTTTTATTGCTCTCACAAAGAAAGGATTGGCTTTTGTTCCTGGATGTCTTACGCTTTTCACTGGGTGTCTAGCTCAAGACCAATATAATCATCATCATTTAGCTGTTATTGTATGCGATCTAGTTCACTCGTGAACAAATCAAGCATACGATACATTGTCAAATACTTCTCAACGAGATCTTCAAGTTTGCCTATACCTAATTCATCTTGCTAATATTCCTGTATCTCTTGGAACTTCTTTTTTAGCTTCTCTTTGTATAGTTATAAGTGCTTTTTCAATCCAAGCTGATAAAGCTCTTGGTATATCATCTTTAGATATTTCATTAAGATTTTTCATTGCGTCTTTTGGATCAATATTAACTTGTAGCATCTTCTTGATTCAAATTTAATAAAGCAGTTGTTAAATATAGATTCCCCCCTTTCCTGTGAGATACGCCACTCACAGAATAGGTATTTGACTCTATAATAACCTCATCCCCATCCCTAATATCTACATCATTCTGCGTTATTTTCAATATAAATGCTTTACCCATACTTGCAGGATCAAATAATTTTGATTCCTCTCAAATTGCTGTCCAATATCAATCGTATGTGGCAACTGTGGTCATTCACGTTGATTTTCAGTTGACATATACCATTCTTTGAACTGCTGCACTGCAATTTTTTATAGACATCTTATACTAGATTATATAAAACATAGGTATCTAAAATTGTCTTATCCGACGATGACAATAAGATGTTTCCACTACTCATTTCTGAAGATGTTTTGAAAGTGATAGAATAATCGGCCAATTTTTCTGATTTAACTCCATCTATAATTCAAGAACTATTTAATTTATCTACGGCCACAACATAATTTACTATAACTGTGTATAAATCATTTGGCAAAGTTCCTATTGTCGCCTCTGTTAGTGGTGGTACTGGATCAGTTTGTAATGTTCGACCTGTAGTATATGAAAGTCTAAGATTTTTTACTCCTAGAGTTGTTCTATCAATAAAATATGGATTTCTATAATCCATTAATATAGATCAAGACACTATAGTTTCTTCTGTTCGAGTATAGTCAACTCTATATTCGACTTTTGTTATAGCATCAGTTGGATATTTTATAATATTACTATTTTTTCCTCAATTTAAAACTTCTACTATGTCTTCTGAACGAATTGGACGATGAGTATAATTAGAAATATAGTCAATGGCTCACTCGATCCATTGCTTTAGTTCGTCATCCCTAGTAGTACCGGTTATTCCCAACGCAGTTTTTACTAGCCCCAATATATAGTCCAAGTCGTTCATAAGATCTTTTGTTTATTTTGTTAAAATGTTTAACTCCTCAATTAATGTCTTTTTAGACTTGAAATTTTTACCATCCTCTTTAAAAATATCAATTTTATGATCGACAGCGATCTCTTTGATTCTGTCTGCCTTAAACTTATCTACTTTTCCTCACGCCTCAGCTTTAATTTGCTCCCAGGTCATTTTAGCTTTTGTTCCTGGTGGTGGCGATTGTATTTCCCTTTCTTCTATAGGTTTTTTATCGATCTCTAAATAATTAGGTCAATATTTCTTGGCCAAATCAAAATCCATATCGACAATATCTCAAACTTTTTTTCATTGAATAATTCCTCTTAATACTTTGTATCTCATAGCGTATATTAATTAATAATTAAAAGAAAAGGAGGGGAGGTTATCCCCCCCTAATATGTTAAGAACTTGAAGCTGCAGTTTTTATAAGCGAGAACGCATCCTCGAATATAGCTTTAGCATCAAATCTTGTTTCAACTTTCATTGATTTAATTCCTTTTGCAAAATTTGAATCAATGTAACCCCACTCAGTTGTAAGGTTTTTTCTCATTCCCATAGCGAAATGTTTTAGATTTCCAACTGCTCCAAAAACTTCGTCGTCTCCAACTGCGTCTTGACCAACGGCCAATTCAACAACTGGGTAACCCATTAATGTAGCTGGTTGAGCTTCTCTAGGACCTGCATAGATAGGCAATCAATCATTATCTTTCAACTTTCTAAGACCTTTTATTCCATCTCTAGCAAAGAAGAATATAACATTTCTTCTGTATTTAACAGGGATGTCGTAAAGCATATCTATCAAATCGTCATAATCCATAGTTGATACAGCACCACTCAAAGTAGTAACAGCCGCACCAGTCAAATTAAATACTCCAAGAACATTTTGAGTTGATCCAGTACCTGTACCATCTCCTTTGAAAACTTGGTCGTCAATAAATAACATCAATTGTTCTGCTGCTGCTTCCGCAAACATAGTCCAAAGTGTTCCATCCGCTGAAAAGTCTTCTACCATTTCAGAAGTTGCATTCAATAATCTAGTCCATTTTTTTGCAGTCAATAAGATTTCTGTTCCACCTGGTATCCCATCATCTCAAGATGCAGCTTCAGCTACCCAAGCTCCATTAGTTGCATTTTGCACTAAGATAGGCACTTCTAAAGTCTTAGAGTTCATTGGCATAATTCTACAATATGCAGTTGCATAGAATTTGTCATTGAAAACTTTTTGAATTTCCTTTCGGAATTCAGTTTGGATAAAGTATAATCCACTAGCGTCTAATCCTAGACCAGTTGCACCCTCAGTCAAAGTCTTTAATTCAGCTTCTACTGAAGTTTTGTCCTTTGCTGATTTGATAACAGCCATTTCAAATAATTCAATAGCTTTTTCAGATTTCAATTCTTTAGTTCAAAGTGTATTCATTTGCATTTTTTCTGTCAATTCCTTAACAGATTTTTCCAATGCAACCATTTTTTCTGCGTCTGCTTCCAAATCCATATCTTTCATTTGGTCTGCAATTAAACTTTTAAGTGTTTCATCACTCAAAGAAGCCTCTACAGTAGACTTTAATAAAGTTTCTAATTGAGGAGTTAATTTCTCCATCAATTCTTTTAATTCTGCTTCGCTCATAATTTTAAAAAAAGAATATAAAAATTGATTATTTTTTGGCAGTGAATAATCATTCACTAAGAGCTTTTACAAATAACTGTGCTTGTTCTTTTGTAATCTCTACCTTTTTTTCTTCGGGTGGGTTGTTCTCCCCATCTTCAGTATCTTTTGATGTTACTGTTTTGATTTCTTTTGTCATAGTATCGAATTTTTCGTCGATATATGATTTAATACTTTCAACAACTTCATCCATCGTTTCTATTTTTTTGGCAACTTCTTTAGAAATTAATCAAATCTCTATTCATAATTCTAATTGTTTTTTATCTAAACTTACAGCTCCTGCATCACAAGGTACTGGTATAAAAGAAACTTCTAATAGTTCTGATTTCTCAATGATGTCTCTATTTTTTTCGTTTCTTTGTTTAGTTATGAATCAAATTGAAACAGTTTTTAATGCTCCTTGACTATATAATGATTTACATAAATCTCCCATCGGGCTATCTGCAAATTTTCATTCAAGAATAAGTTTTTTTCAATCAACATATACCTTAGTTCAAATTCAGACAATACTTGCGATTGCATATCTATGATCCGCCAATACAATTGGATTTTTCATATAATTTTTTGTATCTACTCCTGCTGCAATAACAATATCTCATACTCTGTCTTCTTCTCAACTATTTGCGATAACTTTAAAAGTATTGTCGTCCTCATCAGAAACTTTTATGTCTACAGCAGTTTCAACAAATTCCCTATATTGCTTTGCGACTTCCTCTGTTATTATTTTTATAATTATATTTATTGCGTCCATTTTTATTTAAAAGAAATATATAAAATTAATATTAAACATACGAAGCTAAAGTATTTTCTAGGACAGCATTTATTGCTTTGCTTTCTGAAGTAGAATATAGACCTTTAAATTCTATAGTTTGTTTTGTTATAGCATCAAGTGACATTGCAGGCGTTCGATTTACATATACAGCTTTTGGCATAGTGAAAGTTAATATATCTGAGTCTGCATTTTCGATCACAATAGATATTGCTTTATATTGGTTGTTACAGTAATCATCCATATCATCACTATCTTCCATAGTAACTTCAAACGATCCTGTAATTATAAATTTATTTGTGATTTGTTCTCCCATAGCTATATCAGACATACACCTATCCTCCTCCTGATCTCTTGTTAGGACAAGTTCGAAAGATTTAAGACAAATATTAGGATCTAATAGTGGATTATCTCACTCATCAGCTACATATAATTTAAGCATATTAGCAACGAAAGCTTTTTCATCAGTGAAAGATGCGGTATGAGTTACAACGGTTCATTTCTTACCTTTTACGTTCATACTAACTGTTACATAACCATCTATTTCGGCAGAGATAGTCATATTTTCAACATAACTTAAAGTGTGTTGCAATTCATCTGTTGGCCTTTCAATAGTGATACCAGCAGTTTGTTGCGTGTTAGCATTCAATAATTCGAACGTGTGGTCATAAATTGGACCTGCTCCAGTAGTTACTGGCGCTTGTCAGAAAATTAAATATAATAACCAACCAATAGAAATAGGCGCTACATTTCCTCATAATCCTCATTCAGCATATTCAGAAGAAATTTCTGTGTCAGCTACATCTACAATATTTCACAATGAACTTTCATCCATAACGTGAGTCACTTTGTTTTGTAGTGATAATTCATTCCATTTGAACCAAGTGTCAGGAACACCACCAGCACCAGGTGAAGCCTCTATAACTATTCAGACATTAATAGTTTTTCCAGAAAATTTTGTCATTTATTAAATTTTAATATTTAAAATACAATCATCTCCCGTATAAGGAAAAAATTTATAATAGTCAATAGTCGTGATACTAAACAATATTATTTTTGAGGTGTTTTTGTATTATCTTGT